CTCTTGCTGGCACTGGTGTCGGTAAGTCTTTGTTTATGTGCCATATGGCTTCTGCTGTTCTACTTCAGAATAAGAACGTATTGTATATTACTGCTGAGATGGCTGAGGAGAAGATTGCGGAACGTATTGACGCAAATCTTTTGAATGTAAATATTCAGGATCTTTCTGATCTTCCTAAACAAATGTTTGAGAGTAAAGTTAATAACGTTGCTCAGAAGACACAGGGAACTCTTATAATTAAAGAATACGCAACGGCATCAGCACATGCTGGACACTTTAGGTCACTTCTTAATGAACTTGCACTTAAGAAGTCATTTAGACCTGATATTATTTTTATTGATTACCTTAATATATGTGCTTCCTCGCGATATCGCGCTGGCAGCAATGTCAATTCATATACAACTATTAAGTCTATTGCAGAAGAGCTTAGAGGACTGGCTTGTGAAGCAAACGTCCCTATCGTTTCTGCCACGCAGACCACTCGTTCTGGTTATGGTAGCTCTGACGTTGAGCTTACTGATACTAGTGAGTCCTTTGGTCTCCCTGCTACTGCTGATCTTATGTTTGCCCTTATTTCAACTGAAGATCTTGAAGGACTCGGGCAAATTATGGTGAAGCAATTAAAGAATAGATACAATGATCCAACCTACAAAAAGAAATTTGTGGTAGGTGTCGACAGATCTAAGATGAGATTGTATGACGTTGATGAAACTAGTCAGACTCTTAGTGATGATACTCCGGTCTTTGATCGGGCAGAAATGAATAAGCGATTTGAGGATTTTAAACTGTGAAAGTAAGATTAATTGGTTACACTCAACCACCAGAAGATATCGTCGGTCTCGACGATCTACAAGACATCGTCGCGTATTGTGCCCGTGTCTCCAACCCATCCAACCAAATCAACTCAGAGACATCGGGAAAACTCCTCGACTACCTCATCAAGCACAAACACTGGTCGCCATTCGAAATGTGCTCAGCCACGCTCGAAGTCGAAACGACAAGAGACATTGCGAGACAGTTCCTCAGACACAGGTCATTTTCCTTTCAGGAGTTTAGTCAGCGTTATGCTGATATTCGCGATCTTACTAATTCTATTGTAATTCGTAAAGCCCGTTTGCAGGATGAAAAGAACCGTCAAAACAGTAAGATCACTGATGATGTTCAACTGCATTTGGCTTGGGAAGTTCATCAGCGTGATATTTGGCAACAGGCTATGAAATCGTATAAGTGGGCCATTGATAATGGGATCGCGAAAGAACAAGCTCGAGTAATCTTGCCAGAAGGTAATACTCCGAGTCGGCTATATGTAAATGGTACGCTTCGTAGCTGGATTCATTATATCGAACTTCGCACGGCAAATGGAACACAGCTTGAACATATGGAGTTGGCAAAAGAAATTGCTAAAGTAATTACAAAAATATTTCCATTTTATGCAAATTAACTGTGTACATTGCTTTTAAAACATGTTAAGGTATACTCATATATAAAAAAATGAGGCAGTACCATGAAAAAGTTAATCGCATCAGTAATGATTAACACCATAGTTGCAACAAGCGTTATGGCTATTGGAGTAGACGCAGCAGAAAAGGTAGAACAGGAAAAACAATTAGAATGCTTAGCTCTTAATGTTTATTACGAGACACATGCTCGTAGCTTAGCCGATGCAATGGCAGTTACTGATGTTGTTTTAAATCGTGTAGAAACCACGCGCTATCCAAACACACCATGCGAGGTAGTTCATCAAGGATATAAAAAGGGTAATCGCTATTGCCAATTTAGCTGGTATTGTGATGGTAAATCAGATACTCCACACGATGATGAAGAATGGGAAAAATCACGTAAGTTTGCTCGGGACATGTATATTCATGGAGAATTTCGTGGAATCACTGAAGGTGCAACACATTATCATGCCACTTATGCTAAACCATTCTGGTCAAAGAAACTTAACCGTATTGCTCGTATCGGAGCACATATCTTCTATTGGGAAAAATAAATGAAGGATTCAATCATGACAACAGACAACTTAACTATAACTCTAGGCGATACTACATTTGATTTCCCAGAACTTGATCTAATCGACTATAAATTTGGCGAAGATGGATATATACAAGAACTAAGGGAATATATTGACTCAACGTATAAAGGTCACTATGCTACAAATAAGTTTCAATCAACTGAGGTTATTATTGCTAGAGGTCACGGAACTGGCTTCTGTATGGGTAATGTTGACAAGTATGCAAATCGTTATGGCAAAAAAGGTACTAGAGAGGATGCGCGTAAGGATCTTCTAAAAGTCATTCATTACGCGCTATTACAATTACATGTACACGATAGTCAAGAGGAAGAATAAATACACAGCTTATGGCGAAGACGGAAGAGTGATAATAATATCACACAGCCCACGTATAGTTAGAGATTACGCCGAATACGTCATAAATAATCTTGTAAACGTTGAAGCAACGTAGACACATACTGGACCCGGGGGCGGTACCCGGCGACTCCACCATAGATACATTAGCGTCTTTTGAGAGTAATAGGTCTCTGGGACAGTCTTAGGATCCTCCCTTTGTTCTCGCTAGTGTATCTTTGATGGGGTCGAAATAGGATCGACAGGTGTGAAAGTGACGTGGAGTTTACCGGCTGACTGCGAAATAGGTCAATCACTACAAATGCAAACAATAACTTTGCACCATCTGGTTACGCACTAGCTGCATAATTAAGAGGGCGGCCACTGCCTAGTAACAGAAGTGTGGCGTTTTAACTTCTTAAGGGGACAACTATGGACATTCTAAACAAAGTAAAAACATGGGCTGCTGGATTAGCAGAAGTCGGTATTAGTATCGCCGCTCTCATGATTGTACTTGAAGTATTGGGTGTGGGAACACTTCCATTCATTCCTGCTGTAAGCGTTGTGGCTAATGTAAGTGCTATGATAGCCGCATTGGGATCACAAGGCCTTGTAGGTTTACTTGCTGTTTGGGTTCTATACGAAATCTGGAATCGAAAATAACTTTCTTATAAGGGAAATAAACTAATGAAATTTGCTGCTATTACTGCTGCTGCGTTGCTGGCCTCAGCAACAACTATTCAAGCCGCCGAGCTTGGTGCTACAGGTATCTCACTTGGTGCCACAACAACTGCTGAATATAATGTCGATGTTGAAAACATGACTGTTGAACTTACTCCAGAAATGGGTTATGGTCTTTACGGCATGGACTTTACGCTTTCAACTGATCTCATGATTTACAACGACGAGTTTGTATTCATGGATACAAATCCAACACTTGACTTTAAAGTCGGTTATGGTATCTTCGATAATGCAGAAGTATATGTTGAAACTGATTATAATTTAGAAACAGAAACTCGCGGCGATGTCGTAATTGGCGCTAGCTTTTCTTTCTAATATATAGTAGAAGTATCATCCACTATCGGATGCGCGTGGGGCCAAGGTTAGCCCCACACTTTATAATTTTTCGTAAATAAGGACTGATAATGAAAAATGTTATTCTAGCCGCAGCCTTTTCCTTGGCTGCTCCTCTCGCAAATGCTACTACAATTGTTAATACCGGATCTGATTCGGGCGGGTTTAAAGCAGTACTAGATATGGTTGGTACTAAAATCGATCATGATTTTGTACAAGCTGGAAATCCGGTAGTAGCGTCTACTTACTTTGATGGTGGCGATGTGCTCACGATGTGGAGTACAGAATGGCCAGGTGATTCAGAAATGCCAACAGTGGTAATTGATGATTCAACCATCGTAGCTCTCCAAACATATGAAACAGTAATGTGCAGTCGCACATTCAACTCGGTTGATGATATGGCAGGTCAGACCGTAAAGGTCGCAACTTGGGGTGGTGTTGATGCTGTAACTAAATTTATTAATGAGTTTGGTGAAGCAAATAACGTAAATTTTGAGATTGTTCCATATGAAGGTTCAGGCGGAACAACTCGTGGTTATCTTGCTAATGATGCAGATACTATTTTTACAATTCAAACACGACAGGGAAAAATTGAAGCAGACGGAAATTGTTTTGCCTTTAGCGCAAATGGCGATCTAGACTTTGCGTTTGTTGATATGATTCTTGCTGTTAATGCATCAGAGTCTGTTGTATGGCAAGCACGTGCTGCTGTAGCCGAACTAATGTCAACTGATGAGTGGCTAGCGGCATTTGAAGGAACTGAGACTTATGTCGTAAATGACGCAAATGCAGATATGATTGTTGATAAAGTTAAAGCTGCGGTAGCTCTAAATACTCAATAATATTCTATACAAGCTTGTAATTGATTATGGGAAGACCGATATGTTTCGTACATATCGGTTTTTTCTTTTCCAGATACGAATAATGAAAAATGAAAATCCTGACTTGATAAAAAGTATTCTTCCGGTATTACAACATTATCATGTAAATGAAAATTTGAAGCAAGGCCCGCTCCCTCTACAGATTTATAATCTCCAACGCTTTTTATGGTTCCGGGTTTTAACTTAGTTTCTTTCCACAAATGTCTTTTAAATTCTGGTAAAGGCATTTCTGCAAAGACGTTAGGTAAAAATTCATTGTCACACAAATCATCGTACATAACCATGCCTTGGCCGATACGTGGATTCAAATCAATGAATTTAACCGTGTCATCAAAATAATAAAAGTCAGCAACCATTAATAGATTTTTTATTTTAAGTCCATCTACTAATTTTTGATAGAAATGAATTACG